GAGGTTCCGGGATATTCTTCACATGCAGCGCGCCGTCCACCTCACTGACCAGCGTGCGCTCGGTCAGCATCAGGCTGATGCTGATATCAAAGCTGCTGTCATTGTTGATGTCTGCATAAAACGTGAAGCCCTTTTTCTGGCCTTCGTCGGTGGTCATGATGTCGGGCTGATTTTCCCGCAGCCACGCCAGCACCGGCACGATGAGCAGGTCAAAATCACCGGTAAAGTCGGTCACAATGACATTGAGCGTGTAACGCTTTTCGAATGACAGCGACGTCGCCAGTGTGGAGGCAATACTCCCGTTATCCACGAATATCCGCAGCATATCGGGGTTAGTTTTCAGCACCGTGACGGCATCAGTCAGCGCCCTGCGCAGGCTGTCGGGTTTGAGCATCGTTTTCGTCCTGACAGTGTTTAATCATTTTTACCTGGCTGGCACAGCGTGCCAGCGCGTTCTCAAGCTGCCGGATATCAGCACTTAAATCGCCGTTCGTCTCCGGGTCACTGCCCGGCATCGGGCAAAGGCTCACTTTCGGGCAGGCGTTGGCGACAATCACTGGCGTCTGCGCAGGCGGGGCGCTGGTGCAACCGGCGCACAGCATCAGGCAGGTCAGCGCCGTACCAGCGGCGAAAATCTTCGTTTTCATTAAGTAACCTCGTGATGGTTTTCTCGCGCTGTGCTTCACGCTTCGCGGCGTTTTCCAGTTCCTGACGCAGTGCCACCTGCGCCAGCTCGTTTTTGTCTGCCCTGGTGAGGGCAACATGAAGCTGATTTTTCAGCATGGTGATGGTCGTCTGCTGCCCGCTGGCGACGCTGTTTGCCCTGTCCAGTGAGGTGCGCAGTCTGGCGTTTTCATGCTTCACCAGAAACAGCCCCGCCACCGCCAGCGATAACAACACGACCAGTGCAATCATCAGCTTTGACATAGTTCCCGCCCCTCAAGACGCTGACGGCAGGCCGTGCGTATCAGCCGGAAAAACAGCGACGCCACGAGATAAATCAGCGCAGTAAAAATCCACCCGGCAGCGACCAGCGAGATAAACGTCGCCACCATCACTACCAGAGCCGCCGCCCGCCTGCGCCACGGCACCGGCTGTAAAAACAGCGACGTGACAATCTTCACGGCCAGCGATTCCGGCGGCAGCTCCCGTCCGTAGCGTTCCAGTACATACTCCGTGGCATACACGCCGACACCACCGGCAACCACACAGATAACCGTCGCCAGAATCGCCCAGGCAGCGACAAAACTGACGGCCACGCTCTGCGGGTAAATCAGGGACAGTGCCAGCATCAGCGCCAGCGACACGTGCAGCATCAGTGAAAGGGATAATTTTTTCATGGTGTTTACTCCGTTTAAGCCGGTGCGCCGCCAGCGGTACGCCAGACGGTGACCAGTTTTTCCAGTGAATGCTCACGCTGACCGTAACCGGCACCCGGCAGGGACGCCCAGATATTGCGACAGCGTGAAATGGCGCGCTCAATGCGTCCCGCCCGGATGTCATCCAGTGCACCGCGTTCGCGGATCAACTGAATGGCAAGTCTGTCCTGTGACAACGGACTGAAATCCGGCAGGGCAAGCTGTTTGCGGTAGTGCGGCCAGAACAGGTAAAGCTGCTGATAGCGACCGGAGGCCGTGGATTTTTCACCGCGACGGTTAAACACCTTCGCCGGTCGGCCATGCGCGAACGGGTGGTCACTGTAGTCAGTGAAAATTTCCGGCTTCCCGTCCAGTCCGGTGACTATCACGTCATAGCCCCGGTTTTTCGTCAGCGGGTGATTCGCCGTCCCTTCTGACACGGCCAGCATGTCGAGAAAGGCAGCGATATTCTGATGCGTGTTAATTACCGGCATTACTGTTTCCCCCTGCCCTTAAAGCGGCGCTGAATGGCAATCTCAATCACCTGATAACCGGCGATACCCAGCATGGAGCCGATGCCGCACACCGCAGGCAGTGACAGGTCAGGAAACTGCACCAGAACAACACCGGCAACCATCGAGACAAAACCACCGAGCAACATGCGCCCGATAAACAGACGCGGGGTGATGGGTTCACCACCGGCAAGCACCTTGCCGACAACAATCAGCACCCCAATCATGAAAAGCGACAGAACGCTTTTTTCTTCTGCTGTCATGCGTTACTCCCACAGATTGACAGTTTCAGCCACGGGCGCGGTCTGAACGTCGGGCAGTTCGACGGCGGTGCCGTGTGGCAGCACCGCACCCAGTTCAGCCAGTCCCGGATTTGCGGCGAGCACGGTCTCAACCACGCCCTCAGTGCGCCCGTAATACCGGACACAAATGGCGTCGAGCGTGTCGCCCTGTAGCGCAAAGGTCTTCATCAGATTTGACTCACGATGCAGCGCGGCTTGTCCTGGATGCGCGCCACTGCCCAGCGCATATCCCGCCACAGCTCATCAATGGTGCTGTCAATGCTGTCGGCCTTCTTGTCGCCTTTCGCACTGGCATCCACACCGCGATAACGTTCATAAAGCGACGCGGTCGCCATCGCACACACGGCGCGCTCGTAGTAAAAAACTTTGATGCTTTCACCGTCGATGTCGTCCGCCGGGACGTCCGCCAGACGCGTAAAACCGGCGGCAATTTTCTGTTCGCGGTACTCGTACAGCTCCGCATTCGTCTCCGCCATGCCTGACTTGATGGCCTCACGCAGACGGGCGGGGGCGACGGTCTGCTCAAGGCGCATACGTTCCCGGACGCGCTTCGGGTCGATATCGGGAAAAAAGAACGTGTTTTTAATCACCGGCTCGTCGCCTGCCGGTTGCGGGATGACCACCGTACCCTCACCGGACACGGGAGCCTCCTTTCGCGGAATAATCAGCGTCATCATGACTACCTCTGAAAAGTCGGGCGGTGGACGCCGGTGCAGTGTCAGGTGATTCACCCTCACTGACCGGCGTGCCGCCCTGGCGCGGGGCGCATTCGGTTGTTAACTGGCTTTCTTTTTCGGGCGTCCACGTTTTGCCGGTGTCACGCTCCGGATCTTACGCGGGGCGCGGGTGGCCGCTTTGGGCTGCGGCTCCGGCTTCGGTTTCAGCTCCCGCTCCAGTCGTTCAATCTCTTTTTTGACGCCTGCCTGACAGTCGAGCTGTGTCGCACGTTGCAGGTGAGCCAGCGCACCGGCGGCATCACCACCGTCACGCAGAAACAGACCGGTGATTTTGTGCAGCTTTGCGCGCACTTCATCAGGCATGTCAGCCGTGGCGGTCAGTTCAAGGGTCTCCGTCAGCAGGCGGGTATCCACAGACTCACCGGCAGCGTGAGCGCGCATGGCCGCAAGCGCTACCTCCTCGGTGAACATGTACGGCGGGGTACGGCGGTGTTTACCCGGCATGGTCAGACCGTACTTCAGGGCATAACGGGCAATCTCCAGCGCACCGGCAATATCGCCGGTATCCAGACGCCACAGCATGACCGTCATCAGAATGTCATCCTGTGCACCTTTGCCCTGCTCCAGCACGCCGTTCACCCACGGCAACCAGAACGGCAGCAGTTCGCGTTTTTTCGCGGCCTTCAGCTCTTTTGAATAAATCGCTTTCAGTGTGCGCTGGTCTGCGGCGAGCTTAACCAGCATCTGCTCATAGACAGTTGCATGTCGCAGCGGGGCGGCTTCCCGCTGCGCGGTCATCGCTGCCGAGACCCGCATCATGTGGCGCTGTGCGGGACTCGTCATCGGTTACGCTCCCGGCTCTGCGGTCGCTTTAGCCAGTGTGGAGAAATCACCGACCTTAATTTTTTCCACCAGACAACCGGCGGCGTAGTCTTCCACCACGTAATCAATGTTCATTGACTCGTAGTTCTCCACGCGGTCGAGTTTCGGGTTTTCCTCAATCACGCGGCGATGGCTGTCATCCATGTAGTAGATGGACAGGTTTTCCAGCTTTGTGATGAGCATCGCATCCGCCGGGAAGTACGGGACGCGTACCGCCGGCAGGTTACCGATGCGTTTCTGGCTGATGATGACGTCAGCGGCCAGCATTTCGCTGTTGTCCTGCTCCTTGTTGACGATGGGAAAATACTTGTCCGCCAGTAGCTGACGTCCCACAATCACCACAAGGTCAGGGTCTTCCTGATACCACGGCTCAATCAGGTTGTTGGTCGCATCCATCACCAGTGCATCAAGGCTGGCATAGTCACCGCCCTTACCCACGCGGATAACCTCAGAGGTGGTGCGGCCTTCCTCGTCAGTGACCTTGCTCATCACACGCGCCGGGGCTTCATTGCGGTATTTCTGCAGCCAGCCGACCGCCACATCCTGCAACATCGGATTGCTGTTGCGGTCAGAGGTTTCGGCACGCTTCACGCCGTTAAAACCGGCCATGATGAAATCAAGGGACTGGCGTTTGATAATGGCGTTACGGATACGGAGCTGGAAATCCTGATAACGCGCCCACAGGTCCAGCGTTTTGTAGCGGATATAAAAATCGAAGTTAACCTGGTCGCATTCGTACTTGTTGGACGCCAGCTTCGAGAAGTCCTTCGGCTGACGCTCGGTGCCACCGGCGGTGTCGGTGGTGCTGGCAATGGGGCCGGTGACACCGATACCAATTTTTTCCCCTTTCATTTCGCTGACCGGCACAATATTAATGCGGGTCAGAAAATCAGAGGACTCCTGCATGGTGTTCATCAGGGTCTGGGTGACCGACGGTTCAACGGTGAATTTTTTCGACACATCACCGGCGTCGATGCCGTTCAGTTCGGCAACACGGGACAGGTAAGCATTAAATTTAAAGCGGGTTTCCTGGCGCATAGTTTTTCCTGAAATTAAGGGTTAATCGTGAAGGTTTTCCCGGACTGACTGACGCCGGTCAGCAGTTCGTCATCAGGGCGTCACCGCCACCACCGGTGGCCTTGCTGCGGCGCTGCTGGGTCAGACTTTCGGTGTGGTCGAGACTGTTTTTCAGGCGGGTGAATGCCTGGCTGGTTTCATCCGCCCTGTCAGTCACATCCTGCTTAAGTGCGGAAAAAGCGGTTTCCATCTCAGCGAGGCGCTGCTCAGTGGCGCTCAGTTTTTCCTGCACATGTTCAGCAACAGCGGTCACCGCTTCATGCACGTCATTCAGACGGGCATCATCGCTGGCCTGTTTGCGGCCAAAAATGGACTTCACCTTTTCGGTCAGGGCGGTGAACACGGTTTCAGGCAGGTCTTCAAATTCCAGCTCAACAGGCGTTGCCACTGAAATCAGGTTTTCAGGGCTTAATTTGAAGCGGTTCAGGGGGTTGTGTTTTGCCGTGCGGCAGAATTCCAGGTATTCCGTGCCGAGGCTTGCCGGGTCATCGGTGACGGCCAGCCCCACCAGATAACATTTGCCGGTGTTGGCAAAGTTCGGCTGAATTTCCATTGAGGTGTAGACCTTCTGCGCGGCCTTGTTCATCGCGATAAGGTCATCGGTCGGGGTGATTTTCGCAAACAGCGCCCATTTGCCTTTCAGCGCCGAATCATCGTCAATCTTTTCGGCCTTCAGTTCGACCACATCGCCATAACGCTTAAAAATACCGTCAGGCAGGATGCCGCGCAGATGTTCCAGGTTAATGCGGCAACCATAGACACGCGGGTCAAAGGTTTCGGCCATTTCCTGAATATCCTGCGCACTGATGACACGCCCGTCACAGGTGTCACCCTCAACGCCGATACGAAAGAATTTTGAGACTTTTTTTGCCATTGTCAGGAGTCCTGAATAGTGATTAGAGGAGTCACATGTCGGCATCAGTTTCCCGACGATGCGCATCCTCCGCCATCAGTCCCGGATGGCTTATCACTGACACAACAGCACCTTAGCGAATCGCGGGGCGCGACTCAGTAGCCTTGCCCTGTATTCATTACGGCGAGGTATTCATGACCATCACCACAGACACCACTCTTTTACACGACCCGCGTCGTCAGGCGGCGCTGCTGTACTGGCAGGGATTTTCCGTGCCGCAGATTGCCGCCATGTTGCAGATGAAACGCCCGACGGTGCAGAGCTGGAAACAGCGCGACGGCTGGGACAGCGTTGCCCCCATCAGCCGTGTCGAAATGAGTCTGGAAGCGCGGCTGACCCAGCTCATCATCAAACCGCAGAAAACCGGCGGTGACTTCAAGGAAATTGACCTGCTGGGACGCCAGATTGAACGACTGGCACGGGTAAACCGTTACAGTCAGACCGGCAACGAGGCAGACCTTAATCCGAACGTTGCTAACCGCAACAAAGGCGGGCGGCGCAAACCGAAAAAGAATTTTTTCAGTGACGAGGCCATCGAAAAGCTGGAGCAGATTTTCTTTGAGCAGTCTTTCGAATATCAGTTGCACTGGTATCGCGCCGGGCTTGAGCACCGCATCCGCGATATCCTGAAATCCCGCCAGATTGGCGCGACGTTTTATTTTTCCCGCGAGGCGCTGCTGCGCGCCCTGAAAACAGGTCATAACCAGATTTTTCTGTCGGCCAGTAAAACGCAGGCGTATGTGTTCCGCGAATACATCATCGCCTTTGCCCGTCTGGTTGACGTTGACCTGACCGGTGACCCGATTGTCCTGGGCAATAACGGCGCAAAACTGATTTTTCTCGGCACCAACTCCAACACCGCGCAGAGCCATAACGGCGACCTGTACGTCGACGAGATTTTCTGGATCCCGAATTTTCAGGTGCTGCGTAAGGTGGCATCAGGTATGGCCTCACAGAGTCACCTGCGATCGACCTATTTCTCCACCCCGTCCACGCTGGCGCACGACGCCTACCCGTTCTGGTCGGGTGAACTGTTCAACCGGGGACGCGCCAGCGCCGCCGAACGCGTGGAAATCGACGTCAGTCATAACGCCCTTGCCGGTGGGCTTCTCTGTGCGGACGGCCAGTGGCGGCAGATTGTCACCATTGAGGACGCCCTGAAAGGCGGCTGCACGCTGTTCGACATTGAGCAGCTCAAACGCGAAAACAGCGCCGACGATTTTAAAAACCTGTTCATGTGTGAATTTGTTGACGACAAGGCGTCGGTGTTCCCGTTCGAGGAGCTGCAACGCTGTATGGTCGACACGCTGGAAGAATGGGAAGACTATGCGCCGTTTGCCGCAAATCCGTTCGGCTCCCGCCCGGTATGGATTGGTTACGACCCGTCACACCGTGGCGACAGCGCCGGATGCGTGGTGCTGGCACCGCCGGTGGTGGCCGGTGGCAAATTCAGGATCCTTGAGCGTCACCAGTGGAAAGGCATGGACTTTGCCACCCAGGCAGAATCCATCCGCAAACTCACCGAAAAATACAACGTCGAATACATCGGGATTGATGCCACCGGCCTCGGTGTCGGTGTGTTCCAGCTCGTGCGCTCGTTCTATCCCGCCGCTCGCGATATCCGCTACACGCCGGAAATGAAAACCGCAATGGTGCTCAAGGCAAAAGACGTTATCCGCCGTGGCTGTCTGGAATATGACGTCAGCGCCACCGACATCACCAGCTCGTTTATGGCTATCCGCAAGACCATGACCAGCAGCGGACGCAGCGCCACCTATGAGGCCAGCCGCAACGAGGAAGCCAGCCACGCCGACCTCGCCTGGGCGACCATGCACGCCCTGTTAAATGAGCCACTCACCGCCGGTATCAGCACTCCGCTGACATCCACCATTCTGGAGTTTTACTGATGAGCAAGAAAAAAGGGAAAACACCGCGACCAGCGGCAAAAACAATGACCGCCAGCGCCCCGAAAATGGAGGCATTCACCTTTGGTGAGCCGGTGCCGGTACTCGATCGCCGTGACATTCTGGATTACGTCGAGTGCATCAGTAACGGCAGATGGTATGAGCCACCGGTCAGCTTTACCGGTCTGGCAAAAAGCCTGCGTGCTGCCGTGCATCACAGCTCGCCGATTTACGTCAAACGCAATATTCTGGCCTCGACATTTATCCCGCATCCGTGGCTTTCGCAACAGGATTTCAGCCGCTTTGTGCTGGATTTTCTGGTGTTCGGTAATGCGTTTCTGGAAAAGCGTTACAGCACCACCGGTAAGGTCATCAGACTGGAAACCTCACCGGCAAAATATACCCGCCGTGGCGTGGAAGAGGATGTTTACTGGTGGGTGCCGTCCTTCAACGAGCCGACAGCCTTCGCGCCCGGCTCCGTGTTTCACCTGCTGGAGCCGGATATTAATCAGGAGCTGTACGGCCTGCCGGAATATCTCAGCGCCCTTAACTCTGCCTGGCTGAATGAGTCGGCCACGTTGTTCCGCCGCAAGTATTACGAAAATGGCGCACATGCCGGATACATCATGTACGTCACCGATGCCGTGCAGGATCGCAACGATATCGAAATGCTTCGCGAAAACATGGTCAAGTCGAAAGGCCGCAACAACTTTAAAAACCTGTTTCTCTATGCCCCACAGGGGAAAGCCGACGGCATTAAAATTATCCCCCTCAGTGAAGTGGCGACGAAGGACGATTTTTTTAATATCAAAAAAGCCAGCGCCGCTGACCTGCTGGACGCGCACCGCATCCCCTTTCAGTTGATGGGTGGCAAGCCGGAGAACGTCGGGTCGCTGGGTGATATTGAGAAAGTGGCAAAGGTCTTTGTCCGCAATGAGCTTATCCCGTTACAGGACAGGATCCGCGAGATAAACGGCTGGCTCGGTCAGGAGGTCATCCGCTTTAAAAACTACTCACTGGACACTGACAACGACTGAACATCGCCGCCTGCGGGCGGCTTTTTTACACCCCGTCATCCCCCCCCCTCACACGCTCACCACCGCACAAAACACCCCGCAGACACACAACGCCTCAACGGGCAGACTAAGTGCCGTCACGACGCGCTGAGACGCTGAAAAAATACAATCAGCACCACCGTCAGCGCGCAGTGCTTTCCCCGCCTCGCCCGCCCGCTTCATGGGGCGGTTTTAATGCAGTTGCATGACCACTCAACTAGCGCGCCAGTCCTGATGTCGCCAGGCAGTTATTGTTCTCTGACTTGCGTGCGCTTCGATGCAGAGTAATGCACTTCCTGAATTGCTCGCATTCGCATCGTTATCATGATAGAAAACAGGTAGTTATTTGTGCGCAACTTAAGAAGAAATCACTAATTATGAAAAAGATTTATGAATTAACTACTGGTAGAGCGCTTAAGTATTTTCTGCAGCATGATTCATACACTACTCTGGAGCTACCCAGTTATGTCGATTTTTCTTCCTTGCTTGAAGAAATCAACTCCGCGATAGATGAAGGTAAAATCAACTTCCAACCTGACTCCAAGTCATTGATGGGGAAGAATATAAATTACGAGGTTTTAGTCAGCAAAGATGGCTTATATAGCTGGCGACGAATAACACTAATTAATCCTCTATACTACGTGTATTTTTGTAAACTTATTACATCCTCTTCCAACTGGAATGCTATAAGGAATAAATTTAGAGAGTTTGAGTCTAATGATCTTTTTTTATGCTCAAGTATCCCAGTGAGCAAAAAGAACACCTCAAACGTAGCTGCATCTGTTTTAAACTGGTGGGAAGATTTTGAACAAAAAAGTCTTTCATTGGCTCTTGAGTATGAGTTCATGTTCAGCACAGATATTTCAAACTTCTACCCTTCTATTTACACTCATAGCTTTGAATGGGTATTCATCTCAAAAGAAGAGGCCAAAAAGAAAGAAAATAACAATAACCCAGGACGATTGATTGACACTCATATCCAGATGATGATGAGTAATCAGACAAACGGAATACCATTGGGTAGTACGTTGATGGATACATTTGCCGAATTAATTTTAGGCGAAATTGATTTACAGCTAAGAAAAAAAACCGAAGAGCAAAAAATAACGGATTACAAAGTAGTTCGCTACAGAGATGATTATCGAATATTTTCAAGCAGTAAAGATGATTTGGACAAAATCTCAAAGTGTTTGGTTGAGGTCTTAGGTGAGTTTGGGCTTGATTTAAACTCAAGAAAAACAGAACTACATGACGACATCATTCTTCACTCCCTTAAATCAGCAAAAAAAGAATATATTATAGAAAAGTCGTTCAACTCCCTACAGAAAATGTTGTATGCAATATATTTATTTTCTTTAAAACATCAAAACTCCAAAATTACAGTTAGATATTTAAATGATTTCTTGCGAAAATTATTTAGGAAGAAAAAGATCACAAATAGTGGGCATCAACTAGATGCAATGCTTGGAATTATTTCAAGCATCATGGCTAAAAACCCAACCACCTACCCAGTGGGAATGGCTATTTTCGCAAAACTCTTGACCTTCCTTTATGACGACGATGAACTCAAATTTGGCAAGTTACAACAACTTCATTGTAAACTAGGTAAACAACCAAATACTGAAATGTTAGATATTTGGTTTCAACGAGTTCAAGGGAAGATACACACACAATGGGAAGGCGATTACAAAACAGCCCTATGTCAACGCATAAATGATGAACTCAAGGGAAAAAAAACATTTACCATTGATGGCCTGTGGGATGTAGAGTGGATTCCGGGTTCAGCCAAAAGTAAAAACAAACAGAAAATACTATCAATTTTGAAAAAAACAAAAATTGTGGATTTAGATGCATTCGAAGAAATGGATAATGATATTACACCAGAAGAAGTGAACTTATTCGACAAGGAACACAGCGCTTAACGAAAAAATGTTATTAACTCAACATGACTTCGTTAAGCATTAAAGCGAACAGTCATATGAAATTTCGACATCCCTAACGCCTCGCAAGCTCGTTGTTCACCCCCGCCAGCACTGAAAGCGAGTTTCAGCGTCGACGGGGTTTTCTATGGTCAACGTGGTGACAGATTATGGGCACGCGTGAAGGTAGAAATATGGACGGTTGGGATTATTGATTTCTCCCATACGGCTGCAGTTATCACTGACGATCTCAGTCCCTCCGACCAACTCGTAGAGGGTCAGATTCTCTTTGACCATAATTTGTAAACAATAGCCATCAGCCGCAGACTCTTGCACGAGTACAATGGCGGAACCGGACGCATAGCTAGTAATGTATGCATTAGTCATAATGACATGCTTCCAAAGCAAGATCGCCACGCAGTTCCGCATGATCCATCAGTTGCTGATACCAACCATCAAGTGGAAGCAAAATCAACCATTTCAATCATTTTTATATGTTTGTTGAGAATCCCGGCCACTCATCAGCGACCGGATACGTGAATTTTTCCCCGTCATAATTTACGGTCGCGCCACGCGCCAGCGCCTCAAGCTCCCATCGCTGTGGCCTGATACCGTTCTGAGCAAGGTCAACGCGGATACGGGTAATTTGCATTCGTTCCGACCGGGTCAGTCTGGCCGATGGCGCTATTTCATGCGGTTTTAACGGGCTTCCGTTTCTTTGCTGACGGTTTGGTCTTCTCAGACCGTGTTTTAATGCACCTCTGAGCGCCCTCACGACCTCCTGGTCATTCCATTCGATAACACCGTCATCTACCAGATTAAGCACTGCTGCGGCGTGCTCAGAAGGTGTGGGAGCCGGTAACGAAGTATCACCACCGGTGAGCTTTCCACAGTTATTGACAGGACTCCGAGACGCGGCGATGCCGCTTTTTAAAGTCAAAGGCTCAACGACCGGAACTTTCGGCACAATGCGCCAGTCCGTCGTTCTGGTGATATGAATATGACGCGCGCCGAGATGCGGCGCGTAAATGCCGACCACTCTCTCGACCTCTTCCTCGTACTCGTTAACGTCATCCGACGGGCTACGGGCAACCCTGACAGTCTGACAATCGCGCGGAACATTTGCCCCACCCTGCGCGCTGATATACAGCGCAAAATCGCCACTGTCTGCGGCGGCGCGAGCAGCCTCGACGCGTTCGTCAAACTCATCAGCAATACTGACGCCGCGAGGCAATTTGCGTAGTTCACGGTAAGCCCCCATTGTCGGCAGTCCAACCGTTTTAAATTGCGGGATGCGCCACGTTGACGCCCATGCGGTAACAGCCGCCGCAGTGTCTTTCAGCGGTCTGCCGGTATCGTTATCGAGCTGACCATCCAGTGCATAGCCGTCGATGTTTTTTGAAATGTATTTCGCGATATATCCCGCAGCACCGCCCCGGTTAAGGTGTTTTGCCTGAAAACGGTTTCGCGCGGCTCCTCTTTCGTCGCCATCCTCTTTGAGCGCATAGCGACGCATGATTTCGATAATCTGGTTACGCTGGCGTGGATTACAAAAAAGCATCATATGCCAGTGCGGCGTTCCGTCGTGGTGTGGCTCAACAACACGCAAACCATAAGCCTGTAAATCATTATCCTTGAATGCCGTGCGCATCAGGCTCCAGATACGGCAGAGATAACGCTGCGCATCTTTTGGATTAAATGCCTCATCGTTCCAGCCGTGATTAAGCTGGACGGTTTTACTTTCACCTTTTCCGACCTGACGTGTCGGGTGATATTTTGACGGCGTGGTCAGCGTGATAAACATCCCTACATCACCCTCTGCAGCGGCGTAACGCTCAATACCGGCGATGGTGTTCATCAGCTCCATCCGGCGAATTTCAGGATTAGAAATACTGCCCATAACCTTACTGATAAGGTCGATGCGTTCGCCGGTTTCCCTGTTTTCAAGGTCACACGATTTAAGAAATTCCAGATTTGCCTGGCGGCGCGCACGCACATCACGAATGGCATGTTTACTGGCATAAGGAGAACGGTCTTTATTCACCTCCCCGACAGCAATCAGTAACGCCTCATGCCAGCGCATACGCTGGCCTTTAAGCTGATGAGTCCACCACTCATCGTTAAACAGACGGGCAATGGCAGAATATGCCTGCCTCGTGGTCATCTGTCCTTTACGGTATTTTTTCCAGTAGAGAGGGGAAATATTGAAAGCACGTGCAGCGCCAGCAACATGACCATACAGGTGAGCCTGCGCCTCATCCGTAAACAGCGATTCTTTTTCGCCATGCGCATCCACCCAGGCATCGCAGAGTTCCTCATACATCATGAAAAGCTGCGATGAGATACGGGCGGCAAACTTTTTCAGCTCCTTGTCATTCATTCCAGGCAGGCGCGCATAGTGGTCACGCTCTGCCAGAAACAGCAACGACGCGTCGGTGTTCATTTCATGGCGCTGATTCACACGCTCAATACGCGGCCATAAACGACGCTGAAAAGTGGATGTGAGGAAATAAAACCCGTGTACCGGACTTTTATTGCGCCGGATGTAGTCATAGCGTGAAGTAAACAGCGAGCGCAAAAAGTAAGGCAGGCGGTTAATCGTGGATAAAACACCTTGCACCTGACGCATCTCGTCACGTGTAAGGGGTCTTTCGCGCCCGACGGCCTCGCGTGGCGCGTTCCATGCATAAGCACCGGTAAACGCCTTACCGGTGCCTGCAGCAAATGCTGAAGGAGGGACAAAACGCCCGGAGGCTTTAACGGCCATATGAGCCAAAAGCCTCTGAACAACGCCTGCTGAGTTGCTCAACCTGCGCGTTTAAATCAGCAAAAGACTTTGCGCTTCCGGTCAGAATATCGTGATGCATCAGGCCGGAAACGAGCTGGCTTAATTTCGGATAATAACCAACCACCGCAAGCCATTCCTGACCGGCGTTTTTACCGCTTTCCGCTCTCTTTTTCTCGTGGAGAATAAACTGAAAGCTGTCACTGGTAACGACATAACGTTCGCCAATTTCAATACGAATACTCATGCCGTTCTCCGGTAATGTTTGTTTTTTGCTTCAAAGACTGACTGGCAGGAAACACAACGCGTGGCTGACGGATAAGCCGCACGACGGGCAGCAGGTATTGGCGCGTCACACTCTTCGCAAACCAGCGCAGAAGCACCGTAATGTTTTACCCTTGCCGCGTTAATCTGACGCTCCAGTAATTCAGCCTGTTGTTCCTGAATAAAATCTACGTTGTCCGGCATTACCAGCTCCTTTTGTCGTTAAGTTTTTTAAATTCATCAGCGCAATAGCTGGCAATTTCTGTCGTTAATTTCGTCAGTTCATCCACGGAGGAGATTTGCTTGTGAAATACAGCGCGTTTAACAAGTAAATTGACCACATCAGACAGGAGATTTAATTCGTTCTGATAAATCGCGATAACAGACTCAGTTATTTCGCGTTTTTCTTTATCAAGACCAAGTTGAATAAGAGATAGATCGCCATTTTTCATAACGGTGATTTTTAAGGCGTTATTCAGTAATACAACTGAACGAGAACAGGACATCAAAGCACCTCCCCGCGAGACAATCCGATATTGTGAAATTTTTCCGACTCCTGACTGAGCAGCTCGACTATCTC